ACATCAAAGCGATTGCTGAAGAACTTCGTGGCTTGGCGGTGGAGAATAATGTTCCGATCGTTTCGGCTACTCAGACGACTCGATCTGGCTTTAGCAACTCGGATCCTGGACTAGAGGATACTTCAGAGTCATTCGGTCTACCAGCCACTGCTGACTTTATGTTTGCGTTGGTAAGCACTGAAGAACTCCAACAGTTGAATCAGATCCTCGTGAAGCAGTTGAAGAATCGTTATAATGATCCGAATCTTCATAAGAGATTCACGATTGGTATTGATAGAGCCAAGATGAAACTCTATGATCTTGAGCAAAAAGCCCAAGATGCTGTGATGCAGGAAAATGAATCAAAGCCAGTCTTTGATCGTGGTCGAAGCACCGATAAGTTCAAGAATCTGAAGGTGTAATGCAACTCAAGAAGATAGAAAAGAAGGTATATGCTCTTGCCGAAAATTGGATCGGAGAGAAGCATATACCTTCTATTATTCGTCAGTTGAATAAAGCATTTGACCCATACATTGTTTGTTTCTCATCAGAGAGATTTGAAGACGAATATCTAAAAGATCATAATGTGATAGTCAATGCGCATTACTGTAATCGCATTTCAGATATAATCCCTGAGCACATCTATATCTGTCTGAACTTCCCGAATGACTCTAAAAAAGCAAACATAACTGAGAAGGGCGCTCGTAATCTTGCTGTAAAAATTATTCGCGCGATACACCATGAGTATCGCCACAAGTATCAGCAGAAGCAGCGGCATTTTCTCTTACAGAAAGAGTATAAACCAAAGCCGAAACAGAATAAAATGAAGGCGATGTATTTTGGGAATCCTGATGAATTAGATGCGCATGCATATGAGACACAGGCTGAGAGACTAGATATAAATAAATTACGATCAGCGCATAAGATTCGCTGGAGTGAATGCGAAGCTGTCTTTATGTATCGAAAGACATTTCGAGATCATGATCCTAAAGTCTGGAAGAAGTTTCTCAAAAAGGTCTACAAGAACAATGAGCAGCATTATTGCGAAAGAAATAAAGAAAGCAGTGCCAAATGTTCTAGTAGAACAGAAAGGTAAAGACATTGTCGTAAAGTCGAAAGATCGCGCAACGTCTAAAAATAAAATTGAGGCTCATTTCAAGAAAAACAAAATTCTCTTCAAGTCTGTATTCAAGAAAGCGAAGTCCTCTTCGATAGATGTATTAGAAGTTGTCGGCGCTGGCGATATTATCTTCAAGCCAGTTATCCAGAAGGGTGCTGGTGGTGTAAAGTTTGAGGGTGAGTTGGCGAATGATATAACTGCATATTTGGGTGGAGCAGATTATAAGAGGCTAAAACATCCAGATGTTTTGAAGGAAATGGAGAAGAAATTACGATTCAGTCGTAAGGTCAAATATGAGATTGTGCCTGAGGGTTCAAAAAATCAAAAGCGGCAACTCTTGTTTACTGGATCTGCAATCAAAATCTCCAATTCAAACGGTAAGACTCTTACAGACTTGACGTTGAAGAAAGATAATAAATTGCTCTATCTTTCTCTAAAGATGTCTTCATCTTACTATACTCTTTCAGCAGGTATAGTAAAATACTTTATGGAAGGTGGAACAAAAATCAAGATCAATGAATACTTCGGTTTCAGTGGTCAAAAAATGGCTGGTTTTGGTAAACCATTTGCTTGTGTTACCAAGAAACCTAACTACGAAAAGGTTAGAAGAAATCTTGAGGATTTATTGGCTCAATCAGTTGGCACTGAAGTCATTCTAATCCACAAGAAAAAAGATAATGATGTTATGGTATCTGAAGTGGGTAAAACCAATCGCGTAGCAATTTCAAACTTGGGTGATGCGTCTTATGTGTATCCTGAAAAGGGTGTCAGAAAGTATGCGAATATCAAAGTGAACGCTACGATCAATGGACATAAGTACATTGTAAATTTTCAATTTCGTGGCACAACAGCCGCAGATGTCGGACCTAAATATCTGAGAATATTATTAGAACGTTTGTGATTGAGGTTTTATGACAACATTTGTGACTGGTGGTTTGGGATTTATTGGTTCTAATTTTGTAATCTCTCACCTTAAAAAATATCCTGATGAGAAAATTGTCATCATTGACAATCTTTCATATGCAGCGAATGAACAAAATCTAGATGGATATTGGGGTGATTACCACCTTCAATACAAACATTGCGACATTCGCAATTTTGGACATCTGGAGAGTTTGTATCATGATTACGAACCGCATATTACTTTCCATTTTGCTGCTGAATCTCATGTGGATAATTCCATTCGCGGCGACGATATTTTCTTGGATACAAATATTATTGGAACCCACAACGTTCTCAAGTGTATTCGCAAACACGGCGGGAAATTAGTTCACGTTTCTACTGACGAAGTTTATGGAAGTCTAACACACGACGATCCTCCGTTCACTGAGAATACTCCATACAATCCTCGCAATCCGTATTCTGCAACCAAAGCAGCCAGCGATCATCTTGTTCGCGCATATATCAACACGCACAATATTGACGCAATTGTAACCAATTGTTCAAATAACTATGGTCCTCGCCAGCATCACGAGAAGTTTATCCCAACAATTATTCGCCACATCAAGAATAACACACCTGTTCCTGTTTATGGTAGCGGAATGAATGTTCGCGACTGGTTGTATGTTGAGGATCACTGCGAGGCTTTGCTTACAATCAAAGAAAATTGGAAGACAGGCGAGCGTTATAATATCGGTGGTGGTGTTGAAATGACCAATCTCGATATGGTTACTTTGATTCTTGATGTTATGGGAAAGCCAGTGAATATGTATCAATCCTGGATAAACTTTGTGAATGATCGTAAAGGTCATGATTTCAGGTATGCAATGGATGCGAGTAAAATTTATAAAGAACTAGGTTGGTCAGCAAAAACTAAACTTGCTGAAGGTCTAGAAAAAACATTGGAGTGGTATAATGCGTAAGGGAATTATTTTATCAGGTGGAATGGGAACGCGATTATACCCATGCACTGAAGTGACTTCGAAACAATTATTGCCAGTTTATGATAAGCCACTAGTTTACTATCCATTGTCTACATTGATGATGGCTGGTATCCGCGATATTATGATCGTGAACTCACCAAACGACGCAGAGGCTTTCAAACGTCTTTGTGGTGATGGTTCTCAGTGGGGTATCAACATTTCGTATGCAATTCAGAAAGAACCAAAGGGTATTGCTGAGTGTTTCCGTATTTGCGAGAAGTGGATTGGAAAAGATGACGTAACTCTGATTCTTGGCGACAATATTTTCTACGGAAACGAACTCATCAATCGATTCAATGCAGCCACTTGGAATAATATCGGCTGCACTTTGTTTGCGTATCATGTCGCTGATCCAGAAAGATTTGGTGTGATTGAAGTCAACGATGATGGCGATCCAATTAGAATTATTGAAAAGCCTAAATTTGCGCCTAGCAATTATGCAGTCACTGGGCTTTACTTTTACGACAATAACGTAGTAGAATATGCTTGGAGGATAAATCCTTCAGCAAGAGGTGAACTCGAAATTACAGACATCAATAACATCTATATGCAAAATCATGACTGCAAGGTTGAGTATCTCAATCGTGGTATTGCTTGGATTGATACTGGAACTTTCGAATCTCTCTCAGAGGCTTCTGTGTTTGTTGGTTCTGTGCAACGTAGAACTGGAATGATGATCGCATGTCCAGAAGAAATTGCATACAAGAATGCTTGGATCACCGAGAACCAAGTCAGAGCCGCTGCTGAAAAATATAGTAAATCGGATTATGGTAAGTATCTTGGACAAATTTTGAGGACAAAATAATGAGTGACGTGAAGCAAATGATCGAAGAATTGGTTGCCGCTGTTGGTACGCCGAAGTATGCGTATAACTGCAAACAATTCAATCCTGAGAAAGATACTGTATTTTATTCTGGTCCATACTGGGATGAAAAAGAAGTTATTGCTGGCGTCACAGCATTCTTGACAGGCAAGTGGTTGGTTTCTGGTGAGCAAGTTGCTAAATTCCAGTGGGCGTTTGGTCACAAGTTCAATGTAAAGCATTGTCACATGGTCAACTCTGGTTCATCAGCAAACCTCACTATGGTTGCTGCGCTCAAAAAACACTTGGGTTGGAAAGAAGGTGATCAAGTTATCGTCTCGCCTGTCGGCTTCCCAACTACGATTGCTCCGTTGGTTCAAAATGGACTTGCTCCAGTCTTTGTTGATATTGAAATGAAGACGCTCAATTTTGATCTTGATCACGTTGAGAAGTGGATCACTGATAAAACCGTTGCGATTTTTGTTTCACCTGTTCTTGGCAATCCGCCAGATATGGATCGAATCAAGGCTATGTGCGAGAAACACGGCATTCGTTTGATTGGTGACAACTGCGATTCACTCGGTACTCGCTGGGATGGTAAACTGCTGACGGATTATTACTATGCGTGGACAACATCTTTCTATCCTGCTCACCACATTTCGACGGGCGAAGGTGGCATGGTTTGCTCAAACGACGAGCAACTCATCAACACTGCTCGCAGCATTAGCTGGTGGGGTCGTGATTGCCGTTGCGTTGGTGCTGCTAATCTATTGGCTTGTGGAACATGCGGTAATCGCTTTGATAAATGGCTTGAAGGATATAATGGAATAATTGATCACAAGTATCTCTTCTCGAATATGGGATACAATCTCAAACCACTTGATCTTCAAGGTGCCATTGGTATTGAGCAGTTGAAGAAGATCGATGAGATCGATGTGAAGCGTCGTGTGAACTTTGCGCGCATCAAACATCTCTTTGAGAAGTACGTTCCTGGTGTTCGTGTTGCTGAAAATCTTTTACTTGCTGATCCTTCTTGGTTCGGTGTTCCATTGATTACTGACACACCAGAACTGAAAGAAAAACTTCAAGCATACTGTGAGGCAAATCGAATTCAAACTCGTAATTACTTTGCTGGAAATATCTTGTTACATCCTGGTTATAAGCATCTTGATGATGCATCGAAGTATCCAAATGCTAACATGGCATTGAGTAACGTATTCTTCGTTGGTTGCCCACCGCATTATGGTGAAGATGTGTTTGCTTACTATGAGAGTGTAATGTCAAAATGGGTTTCGTAAATGTCTTCGGAGGAAATGGCTTTGTCGGAAGCGAGTATTGCCGAACCTCGAAAAACAGTGTCATCAAAAATTCTCGAAACAATTACGAAGCACAGAGCGCAGATTGCGTTTACTTTATTAGTACCGTTGATAACTATAATGTTCACTTCGACAATCAGGTGGATATTAATACTAATCTCGTTGTTTTGATGAAGGTTCTGGATAGTTATCGAAAGTACATTGAAAGAACTGGTGAGAAAGGAACTTTTAATTTCATCAGTTCTTGGTTTGTTTATGGAAAGGATTCTGGGTTTGGTGCTGGTTCTTATGGAATCTCTGAAAATGATTCTTGCGATCCAAAGGGATTTTACTCGATCACCAAAAGGTGCGCCGAGCAGTTGCTCATGTCCTACTGCGAGACGTTTGGATTAAATTATCGCATATTGAGGCTTGCAAACGTACTTGGGAAAGAAGATAAAAAAGTTTCCGCAAAGAAAAATGCTCTCCAATATCTCTTGGGGGAACTTAAAGCAAACCGTCCAGTGGAACTCTACGACTCTGGTTATTTTTATCGTGACTATATTGATGTTAGGGATTGCGCTAAAGCAATCGATCTGGTCGTCAGAAAGGGCGAATTGGACTCTATCTACAATATTGGAAACGGGAAGCCAATAATCTTCCGAGACGTTATTCGCTACGCTCGAGACGCAATGGATTCTGGTTCTGAAATCCGCACAATTGAACAGAAAGAGTTTCATAAAAAAGTTCAGTCATCTCGCTCTTTCTTTATGGATAATACTAAACTTCTGAGCCTTGGTTATCGTCAAGAATACTCAATCAACGAGACCATCGATGACATCATACACAATATATTAACTGATAAAAATAACTAAATAGTATAGTAATCCCGCAGTGTGGAAAACTATGCAAAGATTTAAGTTTTTTGTAGAATCATTTCTAGTTGAAGCCAAAAATGCTCCTGGCATTCAACACATAGAACATCCTTCAGATCGTTCATTCGACGGTCATCAAGCCGCTAATCATGCATTAAAGACTCTTCGCGGAGTAGCGATGGGTCGCACGCCAATAACACGAAAAATTGACGATAAAATGTCGTTTTTAGTTAAAAAAGATAAAGAAGGTCGTGTTGCAGTTAAGTATAAGGGTCCTGGTTCAGATTATAATTACTCCAATGACGATATTGAGCGTCAACATGGCGCCAAACCTTACCTCATGAAGCCCTTAAAGGCGTTGTTAGCCCACGCTCATAAGGTTTTACCCAATAGAACAGGCGAATATCAGGGTGGATTTATGTCAACACCTGAAGATCGATCTGAAAAGAATGGGAAAATTGGTCATACACCGAATACAATTAGTTACTCAGTAAAAAAAGACTCACCAGAAGGAAAAAAACTAGCCAATTCAAAGGTCAGTATGACCATTCATACCGAATTAAAGGGTCCGAAACGAAAAGTGACTCCTATTGAGAGTCAATCTGAATTTAGAAATCATGCAGACGTCCATCTAGTGGATCATACTGTATCGGTTGAAGAAAGAAAATTGCCTGCGGCGACTAAAAAAACAGTTTTGAGTCATCTTGCGACTGCACAAAAAATGATGAAGAATCATGATTATGGACATTTAACAGGTCATGACGTGCATTTAAGAACTTACGTTAATTCTACAGTAGATTCAGGCGAAAAACCAAATACAGAAGGATATAAAGCACACTTACAGAAGCGTTGGCAAAAAAAAATAGATAAAGTTAAGACAGAAAAAAGTAAAAACGCTAAAGCATCGCAACGAGATTCTGATATTGCACACGTAGATAGAAACAAAGAGGCATTTGATCGTTCATTTGAAATACATCATCATTTGCAACAGGCTACCAATGCTCTTGCTCGTAATTTAAATTCAACAGCCCATGGTGGAATTGAAACTAAAATTGGTGAAAAGAAATCAGGTGGCGAAGGATTTGTCGCAAAAGGATTGAAGATAGTTGATCGTGAAGAATTCGCTAAAGAAAATCGGGCTAGAAGTGCACTCTTAAGAGCAAAGAAATGAGTAAAGCAACATTTACATTCGGAAGATTTAATCCGCC